TTCATCTTCTTCGTCATCTGAGTTAATCCAATTGTCTAGACCAGCCGATTGTTTACGAGCATAAGACTCTAATGACCATTCAGAGTCTCTAAAAGAAGATTCTTCTCCTATCTCTGACAAGTCACCTGTAAAGTCTGGCCATGTCATACGTATCTCAGATCTAGTCATATCAGAGACTAGCCCTATAAAGCGAGCCTCACCTATTGACTCTGCCGCTTTATCGATCATAAACGATTCAGGTGGAATATTTCTAACTTTAACACCTGACTTATCTATCTTACGTCTTAAACGTACATCTTCATAAGTAACAACTTCAGCTGAAAGCTCTTTGATATTAAGGTCGCCTACAATCTCAACATTTCTGTCTGCTAAGATTTGATCTAGCACAGCCTCTTGAATTGAATCGTATTCCTCAACTTCATAGTCAAAGCTTTCTTCCCATCCCCAGGTTATGGCGCTGTTACCGAATACAACTGCTGACTTAATCCAGGTAGACAGTTTTGTCCAGCCTTCTGAATTAGAGTTAAACAAACAGTAATTTACTACGTCCGAAGCAACCTGGGAGGCTTTGATAGAAGCCACTTCGTTGCTATAAGGGACAAATAATGCTAACTTATTGTTATCAAGTAGTAACTTAGTTAACAGCGCGGTATAACCTTCAGCTATCTCTGCTGAATCTGATGAAACAATTTTAGAGACGCCTTGAGGTACTAAATCACCTTTAGGCTCTAAACTCATTTCGTAAATTGAATTCTCACGTCGCTTGGAGGCATCAGATGATCCTGTATACCCTCCAGTAGCATTTCGCATATTTCTATCAATCGACTCTAACAACATGTCGTCAGTAATTTTTTCTATTTTATGTTTGCTCATTCGCTCACTCTCGGTTTGTATATGCTTAATTACTCGCAATTTAAGTACAAAAATAAGTCCTTATTAATGGGGCTTATAGCCATTTTGTATCATTTATTTGATAATTGGTATTTAATTCACCCCAACTAAATGTTTGGTTAGTGAGGGAATGTCCATGGGTTCTATATGCTTCACACGTTATCGCCATCGCCATAACCAAGTCATCATGATGTCCAAGTGAAGCTTCCGGCTTTCCTTGAGGTGTAACAATGAAGTTACGTAATTCCTCAATAGCAAGCGCAGAAGGTATCGCTATATCCTCATCCTCAATCATTCGTCTAAGATTAGATATGATTGGAGAACGAGTTGCAGCTGTCGTTTTAAATCCTAAGTGGTTAATCCCTTCTGAATAAGTATTAGCTGTTTTCTTTTGCTGATAGATATTCGGATAGTTCATACCATGTAACTGTTGAACAGTAGCAATACCAATAGAGTTAGACTCTGGACATATCAAGGCATTGTTATACCATCTTCCTAGGTAGAACAATATCCTGCCATATCGAACAGGGTCGGTTCTGTTACTACGATAAATAGAAACAATCTCTCTATTACTAGTCATAACACAAGCAACTGAATAATCTCCACGTACACCTAATGCAACGTCAGCACCAATCAAGTATTTGTTATCTCGTTGAGGTGCGTCCCATACAGAAAGTGTTCCTTCAGTAGATTCATCAAATGAACTGTACGCATCATTAAACTCTCTTAGAGAATCTGGTGGTTGCGTAACATACTTATCCAATGACTCTTTATTGAAAACAGAACTGCCAGACTGCAAGAAGGACTCTTCCGCTGTAAACGGATACTCCTGTTTAAATAGATTGGAGGAGGTTTCGGCTATCTTAATCCTACGCCAATACAATTGACCATTAGATAGTTCCCATCTCTCCTGTAACCTAAGCTCATCATGAGCCCACTCAATACCATCTGGGCACTCAAGTGTATACTCATCTTGAAGATACCATGGCACAAACAAAGGAGTAAAGTTACCTTCACCTCTCTCAGCTTTACTCCATAGATCGTAATAGACACCTTGTGCTCCATTGGACGTACTATTAATAATAATAATACTACCATTGGTTAATGACACAGACTGGAATAGACCTGCCATTACCTTCTCAGCATTCTGGAAGAAAGCCGTTTCATCACATAGCAATGCAGTATTAGTTGTACCACGTCCAGGGTTATCAGCACCTGCGGTAAACAATCTAAATTTAGAATCGTTACCTTCAAATACCATCTCTCTCTTATTCGATATCCCTAACTTAGGTTTTAAACTCTTAGGTAAGTTCTCCCAAAACGTCTTACTCATCTGGAAGATCGATTCGGTCGTTGGCTTATCTAAACTAATAATTACAGCTCTAGTATTCTTATAGAACAAAGTCCTATGAAAGATTAGAGCAGAACTAATTGTAGAGAAACCCGCTTGACGATACTTAGAGATAATCATTCTTACATAACCAATCTCTTTCATCTGCCTTACATACTCTTCTACAACCACAACCTGAGCTTTATTAATCTTTAGATGAATCAATCCTTTATCTGCATCTTTAGGATAGATCATTAATGCTTCTTCAATAAAAGCAATAGGATCTTCCTTCCATCTCGCCCAGGTATTCCGCTTCTCAAGTTCAACTATCAGCTCAGCGGCTTCTTTATTTTTACTCATCATTCACAATCTTTAAATTCTTCAATCTACTTTTGATTTCCTCTTTAGACATATCAGCAACATTCTCTTGATCTGCCATTGCATCTTTAGTAGGTTCAATATACTTATTAGCTTCCATGATTGCCTTAATAGCAATCTGATCACCTGCAGCTGTACCTTGAGCAAAATGACGTTGAGCAATAGTCGCTAACATCTCTCCTGGACTCAAACCAGCTACTTCCTCAAAAGCTTCCTTAGTTAAAGTAATCTTATTTTTTATACCTTTAGGTCTTCCTGCTGGGTTTCCTGACACCCCTGGTTTAAATCTATTGCCTTTACCTGCGTTAGTAAACTCTCTATCAACTTCCTTCTGTCTCGCGTTTCTCATATTTTTCTCCTGAAATTTTAATTATGTAATCTTACTTTTGCCCCACCTATACTTGTAGCCCCTGTGTGTGTCGTCTTTTTGATAAGGTTAGTACCTGTGTGTCACCTTTTTGATAAGGTTAGTACCTGTGTGTAATTTCCTAGAGGTCAGTACCTGTGTGTAATATATATATGTTGTACACCAGCATATATTCGACACCCCCCTCTTTACACGGGAGGAACGTCACACGGGATACAGCAACCCGATCATTGCTGCTTATACACTGGAGGTGTATCATGGCAACATTTGTCATTAAACTAGCGGAACAAGAGTGGTATGACGAACCACGAGGTCCTCTCAGCGAGGATGAGGAGCATGAAGCCTGGCGCGAGGTGGATGAAGAAGGTTCTCTTCACCAACAAGCCGTTAAGGAGGGCTACGAAGATTAGTAGCTTCATAACATATTAGACTTTCTAATAAAGAGTCTAATGCGATATGAAGAAGACAAAGCGTTTGTCTTTGAACGTACGATGTGCTATCGAATATTACGAGAATGAAGGTTACTCTGTATCCAGAGCTACTGATTCATACCTTGTAATGTACGATTGTGATGCGTATGAGTGGACCCAAACTCCTCCTAAGTTCAGGAAATACCTGCGCCAAGAGGACTTTAGTTTCATTCTGCATCCAGAGTACTAGGTGCGTTTGAAGAGTCCGAAGTAACGACCTCTCTGTTCTTACGGAGAGGAGGACGGCTATACTTGTTATAGCTTTAAGCATATTCAGTGAGTATGTTTAAAGGTATAACAACCAAGAAGTAATGATGCTTCACAACAACAGGAGGTCCTATGGACAACCAAAGACTGGCGAGTTTACGCAAAGAGTTCCGTGTGCTCTTAAATAAGCACGACAGCGATCAATTCCGTTTCATAGTTGAAATGTTGTATCACTCAGAAGAGTTACCAGAGAGCAACTATGAGGGAGAGTTGTGGAAGGCTTCAGTAGCTGCAGTAGACATTCTCTACGAAGTTGATGCAGACCTAGAGGATGTCTATGCTTGGAGGATGAAATCTCCTAAGTTACGGTAAACCCTAGGGAGGTCAGAGATGACTTCTGGAGAACACAAGCAATTTAATTACAACCTATTAGGGCTTCTTCTTGAGGTTCTAATGAGGAGTAATTTTGCTTCAAATATAGGAGAACAATATGTTCTATCATGTAACGTACAAACTGATCGACAGTATAACCGATACAAGTAACTTCAATCTAGTTGGTATTACTGCTGACAGTATGGTTGAGGCTGAAGCTAATGTTGAAGGTATCATTAAGAGCATTAGTACTTCATTTAACTATGATACCATTGAGATCGTTGAGATCAAGGAGGAACGTAATGTTTGATATCATTACAGTATTACTGGGATTACTATTAGTAGTCTCAGCGTATGGGGTGTATCTTCTCTATCGAGGTTATGTATTACTAGACCAAGATGAGAAGACCACAGTTGCTATAGTAGGTACATTAATATTAGTATGCCTATTCGCTGTAAGCTACATTAATACTAATCCATATTTATTCGTAGCTGGATAACAGGTGAGTGCTATACCTTTAAATAGCACATCTGAGTCGGGAGGATAAAATGACCAGAGCAAGTAGCAGTAAACACACTGCAAATAGTAATAAGCACTCTGCAAAGAGTGAATCGCACATAGCAAGCGATACTGAGTGTTCCTCAGATAGCGCTGAGCATATTGCGCACAGCACAGAATTCACTGCACGCTGCTGACAACACACTGTTCACAGCACGCAGTAAATAACAGGTCTTTCACGATACGCCTGGCACATGAGTGCAAAGTATCATAATCTCTAAAGGAGAACTAATATGTCAACAACATATAAAATGCCGACATTCGGCGAAATCAGCAACATCTTTTCATCTAACAAAGATGATAAGGAAGTCAACGTATACAACACTGTTACTTGGTATAACCAAGGCAAGACGTATAGGAACGCTTTCCAAATCACTGAGTTTACCCCGGAAGGTGAAGGATGTTCTATGCTTGTAATAGAGCAACGACCATCAACTAACCCAAATGAAGATAGCTTTCAAGTCTACTTCAATGGTGAGTTGCAGCGTGAGAACTTCAAGAAAGATGTTCACAAAGCAATGATGGACTATATGTACAAACAATACATAGAGACTAATCTGCCTGCTGAAGGGGTTGTTGAAGACTTCAGAGAAGTAACTATGGACGCTTCTGAAGTGCCGAACACTAATCCGTTCGCATAAGTCTAGCTAAGATTCCAGTCCTTCGGGGCTGGGTCTTTTCTAAGTGCACTTTCACGAGTGTATTTAGAAAAGAAGGAGATGGTACGCAGCCGTATGAAAAGAGCGTACGACAACCGGGGGCAGACGAGATGTCTATAACTAGCAGTATCCTGCATGAGGCAGGTAGCAAGGGAGACTCTGCAAGTAGTACGAAACACGCCGCAGTGAGCACGTAGTGGACAATACGGCGCACGTAGCAGGTGGCACACAGGGCAGGGCACGCTGTACGGAGCCCGTAAGACGCCTTTAATCGAATCTTTATGGAAAACTGATGGGTTAGTCAAGGCCTCGCGCGTATAGAGTCTTTACGGGACTGTGTGTTATGATAGTAACCTGAATGATTTAGAGAGTAAGGGTGTTAACTGAGCTTATGTCAGACATTTGACAAGACGTGGTCTCCACTTTAAATAGGTTAAAAGTATCTATCAAATACTTCAAGTAACTGAACGAGCCATTACAATCCTCTCGGGTCGTAACTTCCCTGTCCTGTTATTAGATAGTCTAATCGAGTATCCATGGGTCACTTAGTGAAGTTCATCCAGTTACTTGAAACATCTGATCTTACCGTCTCTTACCTATACTTGCGTTCTTGCAGTGCTTAGAGCGAGTAGTTACGCTCTTGCTTAGTCGGGCCTGCGGATCATCTCAAATTGGAGCCCATCCCAATCGTCATAGATTATTCTTGTGTAATTATCGCAACATAATCAACACTCAAAAGAAAAGATTATTTTTTCTCTATAAGGAGCTCTTAGGATTCTGCCTAGTCGTGTATGCTCTACAGACGATCTTAATAATTTATTAATATGTGCTTAAATACAGTTCATATTAATAAGCAATTAAGCTTAGCATTGACAATAAAGTCAAACAACCTGGAGTACAAAAATGAAAGGAGATTACACCTTAAATCAACTAAAGGATTTCATAACTAAACATGATCTCACATACGCCTACAGTGACGACAACAGAGCATATCGACGAGGCTCAATGACATACAAATTAATTACCGATAGTATCGCGAAATTTGATCTTCGTACAAGTCATGGTAAAGAAGCAAAAGCTATCTTAATAGATCATTGGAACAACAAAGTAGAACAAGAACTAATAGAAGATGCATGGCATCAATTCAAATGGGAGGAATAACATGAATACAGAAGAAAAGAAAGCAATCTTAGAAAACAAACACGCGAAAGGGAAACCTTACTGTAACGCAATAGATGAAGATATCAACGATTCATCTAATTGGGAGAACACTATGCCCGCAAGTGGCTATCGCTTTTATACAAAGGAGGAAACAGGAAAAGTAGAAGTATATTACGAAGATTACTTCGCTTGCTATGATGGGTGGGACTCGAGCACTTATGATAGTGGAATATACGCAAATATGAAAGAAGCTGTCGATACAATATGGCAAGACGAGCACAACAGAATGTACACAGCATAAGGAGAAATAATATGAAATGCTTAAACAAAATAAGGAGAAATAATATGAAAATGCTTAGCCTTACATTACAGGGTTCAGGGAAAAGATTAACTATTGTCATTAATGGAACTATCGGCATTGCAGAGAGCACTGAGAAAGGTCACACAACTATTACTGATGGAACTCACAACAATGGAGGATGGGAAGTTAAAGAGTCATACGAAGAAATCATAACACAGCTTGAAAAGCTATCACTGTAACAATTTATATATAACAAGAAGAGGAAAATAAAAATGTTAGATAATCTAATAGCAACAAAAGAAGTTTTAGGTGGTATGCAATTAATCTATAAATTTGATAATGGTTATGGTGCAAGCCTAATCAGTCATAAAGGCAGCTACGGAGGTGATGTAGGCCTATGGGAACTAGTTATCTTAGATAAGACTGGTGAACTATACTACGAATCAGATATCACCAACAAAGATGTAATAGGACATCTAACCAGCGATAAAGCAATGGAACTATTAAAACAAATATCAGAGATGAAGGAGGATAACTAAAATAATAACTAAAACAAGCTGTATATTGGTCAATATATAGTGTATAATAAACCCTACTTTAGGAGAGTAACATGTCATACGATGTTTATATCGGGAAGCATTCCCACAACTACACCAGCAATATGTCTGGTCTTTTTAATGAAATAATCCACGACGAAGATAACGAATTCAATGAAGGGTTGCACGTTCTTCATGGATTAAATGGTTGCCAAGCTTTACCTATTCTAAAAGAAGCTTTACAACAGGCTCATTATCACGATCATATCGAAGAATTTGATCCAACAAATGGCTGGGGTACAGCTCATGGAGGATTAATGTTCTTAGCAAGAATAGCAATCGACTGTGCTATGAACCCATACGAAACAATTAAAGTACATTACTAATAAAAGGAGAAATAACATGGACAAATTCAAGTTTATTAAAACTACAGAAAAGCACAATTATTACGAAGGCAAATTACAAATAGGAGCGAAAATACCTGAAGATATACTAATCTCTCTTAAAGAGGGGAGAGCTTTTGCTAAAAAGCTAGGGTGGAAAGTTCCTTCTCTTACTAGCATAATAGAAAAAGCAATACGCGAAACTATCAAAGAAATAGAAGACTTACGCAACATGCAATCAATAAAGGAGAAATAAAATGTTAAATATAAGCCCAACTGAATTTACGATCACTCGTATGAAACATTACCCAGAGAATACAAATGGTAATGGAAAGAAAGAAATGCTATACCTATGGCTAAATCACGCTCAAGTCAATAAGAAAAGTAACATCACTTACACAAGCGAGTATGTAGTTGCTTGCTTTGGTATGGCATGTGCGAAGATTAGAGAATACTATCAGGAGAAAGATAAGATCACGCCTAAGATAGTAGTAACCTCTAAATGGGACAGTAAACTAAACAGAAATGCTGTGTACTTAAACTCAAGCTAT